CTCTGAGGTTCTCTAGCCGTAGCCGTTTCTCAGAGAAAGAAAGGCGGGTGGTCCAAGGTCGAGTGATTCAAATCACGGCAAAATCTTTTGGGCGTCCTGCTTTGCCTAAAAGGGTGCACCCGCCAGACTGCTAGAGGTCTGGCGGGTCTTTGCTGTACGGGTACTATTTTGCCGTGGCATTTGACCGGATACTTGGACTAGACCTTTCTCTTACTTCAACTGGATATTGCCACAATGGGGTTGCTGACGTTATTCAGGTTAAGACTAAAGGCGATGAGCGATTAAGGGACATAAGCTCGGCAATATATGCAATACGTAAGAGGTTAGATATTCAGCTGATTGTTATTGAGGGCTACTCGTTTGCCTCAATGTTTTCTAGGGCCCATGCAATCGGCGAGCTTGGTGGGGTTGTGAGGCTTGATTTATTTAATTCACAAATTCCATACATTGTTATTCCGCCGACATGCCGAGCTAAGTTTGCTACAGGAAAAGGCAATTCTAAAAAAGCTGATGTAATGCACGCTATTACAGATAAGACCAATATTGATTGGCATGGAAAAGGTGGCGACGATAGGTGTGACGCATGGATTCTTGAAGAGATGGCGTTGACAAGACTTGGTCGCTCAAAGTACACTTGGGACAAGGAAAACCTTGATGCTTTAAAAAAAGTTGATTGGTCTATTTTGGAGGGAACTAAGTGACTAGGAATACACCAATTAGTCAGGTTGAGATTGAAGAAGAGATGCTTCGCCTTCTTGAAATGCTTGAGAAAGAAACGGAAGCTTTTGAGCAGCTCTCAATTGATGCAGCGAAGAAAGATGCAATGTACAAGTCGGAATGGGCCAAGCAGTATCTTTCCGCAAAAGGACCAATTAGAGAACGTGAATCTTGGTCTGATTACAAGTCTGAAGATTTGTTCATGGACACAAAACTCGCCGATGGATTGGTGAGAGCAAAAAGAGAAAAACTGCTTTCGCTTAGAACCAGCATTGATGCGCTGAGAACCCTGAATGCCAATGTTCGAGTTCAGGTGAGCTGATGAAGTCATCTGGATTCTCTTCTGTTAAATTCTCGGAACTATCTGTCGCTCCGTGGCGTGCAACCCATGTGCTCAAGCCAGACCTGAGATTGCTTGCAGATTCAATCCGCGAATACGGGATGGTGAGTCCAATAGTTGTTCAGAAAAAAACAATGCACATAATTGACGGGTTTCACCGATTTATTGTTTGCAACAACGATAAGAGTATTCAACGTTCTATGGGTGGAATTGTCCCAGTTGTGTTTTTTGATGTTGACAGCATTGACGCAATGGTTATGCACATCAGACTCAATAGAGCTAGAGGTCAGCTAGTGGCTAAACACATGTCAAGTGTTATTCGGGATATTGCGTTAAGCAAAAAATATTCCCTCAAAGAGATGGAAGAGTTGTTCAACATGAACATGATTGAACTTGACCTGATGCTTGATGGCTCGCTTTTAAAGACTAGGTCTGTCAAGGAGCATACGTACTCAAATGCTTGGGTTCCAATTGAGGCACCAGCCGGGACCGTTGACAGTGTTGTTCTTGAGAGGCCACCAAACGAAGACCGCTAATTTTTGGTCCATGATGGTGTAAAATCAAACAGAGATTGTACTTTGTGAGGTTTGTATGCCCATACCAAATAATTCAGTTGACACTGAACTTCCGTCGCCAACAAGAGACGAATTGACACCAGGTGGTCGCCCATCGTGGTGGAGACGCGCTACCGCTTACGGTCTGAATAGGCTTGCTGACGCGCTTGAAGGAAGCAGAAGAACACCGTCCGGTACTGGTCGTGCCCTAGCTAGAGAAGCTCGCAATCTTCGCCTAAGTCGCACCGCGTAATTGGGAGCAACCAAAAATGCTTGAACAGGACTTACTTGTACCCGTATCAGAGCTAACTACATATATGGATATTTCGCTATCCCTGCGACAGAAGGACGCAGCTGAGCTGGTTCTTAGTGGCCTACAGAGTGAAATGGAGTCTTTTCTCCGTCGGCCGATTGAGTTAGACGAGTTCACTGAATCACATGTGCTTCCTTCATACTTTCAAGGCGTTCCAGCTACATCATTTTTTTACGACCAATCGCTGGATACGACCGGCAATGGATTGAATTACATTCAACCGTCAGTCGTTATCTCCCTTCGCAACACACCTGTTGTTTCAGTGAATAGCGTAAGCATAAGAAGTCTTGGTGATTCTGGAACATATTTAGCAGAAGCAATGAAGAGGGATGCAAACATCACTGGTGCATCACAGTCTGGGACAAGTGTCACATTTACATCTGCATCACATGGTTTCAAAATCGGACAAATAGTCACGGTTATAAATGTGAACCCATCGGTTTATGGCACAAGTGCAAAAATGATTACATCTGTATCTTTAAACACGTTCACTGTTGCGGATTACGCTGCTGGTCTTGCTCCATATGTTTCTGGCGGTCAAGCAACTGCTACTGGAAATGATTACACCGTACAGCGTTACGGAATTGAAATTTACAGAGGATTCCCTAACGACGTTGTTGACATTACATACACTGGCGGGTTAGACGGCGAAGCGATTTCAATGTTTAAATTGATGATTCTTCGAGCAGCCACTCGCGAAATGCAAAATATGCATGACGACGTTGTTGGTGTGAAAGATTTGAATCCACGTAACGTAGCTCCAATGGAAACAGGTTTCACTGAAAAAGAATTGCTTGCGTTGCGAAGGTACAGACGCAGAAGAATATAGCCATGGCAGATATTTCAATCCGAACTACTGGCATCAACAAGGCCATTGCGCGTATGGCTGCAATTAATACTCGAGCACAAGCATTTAACCCAGTGTTTATTAAGGCAAAAGCAGAACTAGCACTTGCTAATTCATCTAACTTTGCAAGCAACGGTCTCCTTGTTGGTGGATGGGCTCCACTTGATGCTGAATATGCTGCATGGAAAATGTCTCGCTTCCCCGGTGCTCCACCAATGGTGCGGACTGGAAGATTGTTTGCGAGTCTTGCTGGAGCAAATGCTTCTGCTTTCAGAATGACGAATACATCTATGTCTGTCGGAACAACTGTTGAATATGCAAAGTTCCATCAATACGGAACTTCAAAGATGGCAAAACGTAAAATTGTTTTTGAACCACCTGGTTTTGCAAAGAAAGTTGGAGCTGATGCTGGAGCATGGGTTGCTAGAGGGGAGTTCTTCTAATGGCCGCTGAACTCATGTACGGAGCACATTTTGCTAAAAGCTTCGTCAATACATATCTTCAGTCAGATATTCCACGCCGATTAATTCGATACCGAAATGGTTGGTCTCTTGATGACATCTCTCTTCCAAATCCAGTTGAATATTTGACTTACGAACCGTTAGCTCTTGATGTTTGGCCAACGATTATTACTGTAGCTATTTCAACAAAAAGGTTCGAAAGAAGTGGCTATGAACCAGGGACCAATCCTTCATTCAGGGTTGTTTACGGGATGAGAACGTATATCTGGGTTCGAACCGAGGGCTCGGAACAAACAACTGAAATGAGAGACAGACTTACAACTGTTGTTCGCTCAGCTCTTATGGACTATCCATGCCTCCAGAGAGAGGGTGCTGAACGGGAAGCAATGGTTGAGGAGACAACTCTCACAGAAGAGTTCTCCGACTTGACGCTACTCAAGGGTGACAGGGTGCTTGCTGGCGCCTATCTTGGCTATGACCTAATCCTCAATGAGGCTATTGCCCGCGACAATATCGCCGATGAGGTTATGCAGTATCAGTTGACGGTTGGACAGAATTCATTGAGTTCTTCAATTATTACCAATTTCTCAAACGCTTCAAGCGTTATTGTAGGGTAAAATGGACATTAACTTTTTCCAAGCACTAGATGAGTGTGTAGATAAAGCCCCAGCAGAAATGCGTGGATATATTCAGATACACAATGTTTCTGGGTCAATTATCCCTGTTGTTGAAGGCTGGTATTTAAGAACGTTTAAAGCAGCTTTTGTGCATCCAGATAATGCAAAAGTGCAAAAGCTGATAAAGCTTCGAAGGGTGCGCATAGTTCCCTTTGAACTGGAAAAGCCAGTAAAAAGCAAAAAAGTAAAACAAATCCCAGAAGAACCAAGCGAAGATGTCAAGAAGATAACCGAGCTTGATATGTTAGAAAATATGTTTTCAAATTCATTAAATAAAGAGACTGGCGAATAAACGTTCGCCAAAAGAGTGTGTCGTTTTAGTACACTCTCATTAGTCTCATAACAAATAGTTCCTTGATGAAATGGGACGGAGGAAACAATGCCAGGCATAGTTGTAACAACTGCGGTCCGGACGGGCCCAACAAACCCACAGACGGCCGCCACCGCGACAATGTTCGTTGCTGGAATCACTTCACGTGGACCAGACGGAACGGCTCATCTCATAACGAGTCTTTCGGACTTTGAAGACATCTTTGGTGGCTACACCTCAGATGGATTTGTCCATCAGACAATTGAAACATTCTTTGAAGAAGGTGGCTCGCGCGCCTATGTTTCTCGTGCAGTAGAAGTAGCAGCAGTAGAAGCTGATTGCTCAATTCTTTCAACCGGTACCGAGTGCGTAAACCTCCTTGCTTCTGGAGTTGGCACATGGGCCAATACGAATGCAAACTTTGGTTTGACAGCTTCGGTTGGATATGTTGTTGCTGCAACATCGTTTAAAGTCCAATTGCGACTCAATAACGCCCTTGTTTGGACAAGCTCAACACATACTTCAGTAGCAAACTTTATTGAAGAAGTGAACAACAACACAACAGCTGCGCTCTATGTAACAGCAACAGCTGGTGCTTCAAGCAACTTGCCTACTGCTGGTAGTTACTCATTTGCTGACGGAACAAACGGAAACAGCCCTAGCGCTGCAGAACTCGCAAACGCGCTTGATGCATTTACATCAAACTTGGGACCTGGTTCAGTTTGTGTGCCTGGACATTACGACGCATCGTTGCGCACAGAACTTATAACACATGCTGCTGAAAACAACAGAATTGCAATCATGTCATTTGCAAAAGATGATACATATGAAGATGCAATCTCTGATGTTGCAGGCTACTCAAGTGAAATAAATGCAGAATTTGGTGCATTCTTCTTCTCATGGGTCAAGAAGCCGAACGGCTCGCTGACGATGGTAATTCCACCTGAGGGATATGTTTGTGG